GGTAATTTTTCTCCTGCTTCGTTATATTGAGGGTAAGCACAGAAGATTGAACCTCCACCTGCTCCTTTTGGATCTGCTTCCATCTCCTCAGAGCTTTCATTAATCTTATTAGCAATCATTTCCAACATTGCTCTTAACATTGATTGAGCTTCTGTTGCAGTTCTTGATTTCTTTCTAATTATTTCAAACCTCTGTTGAAATTCTTGAGGATCTAATCCCCAACCTTCTAAATCAGGTTTACCATCTTTGATTAGATTCTCTGCTGGGTATGATAAATCGATATCACCTGAGATATCTTTTTTACCTGCTGAACCTAGCTTTTCAAATGCTTTGAAAGTAGATGCTTTTTTAGGAAATATTCTACCTAGTGATTCAGAAAACTTTTCTAAAGTAGATTCAATATTTTCCTTTCTGATAGAAGCAGTAGTTCCAAAGACGTTACCGCCTTCAGATAAAACTTGCCTAAGAAGGGAGGTGAGCTTGATCATATGTTATAAATATCACCCTTTCAGTTTGATGCTGGTGGGTAATATTTCTGTGATAGGTTTTACGTCTGGTCTTTTAATTTTATAGATTTCGTAAAGGTGTTTAAAGATTCTCTTGTTTTCTTCGAAAGATTCGGCTGGTTCTTTGATTTCCCATCCTTTGCCTTGCATCTTACCGTCTTTCTTGCTTTCCCCTCGAGTCATAGCTTTCAACCAGATGATACCGCGTCTTTGAATAGGCTTCTCAAAACATTCGTTCCAGCCTTGTTCGTAGCATGCAAGCTGTAAGTCGTACGAATCGTGTAGGTAGTTTGAGGTTTTAATATCTAATAGCCACAGCTCACCTTCAATCTCAACTACTAAATCTAAAGTACCTGCAACCTCTAATTCATCAGAGAAGATGTGAACCTCTGATTCAATAAGGGTTGGTTTATGAGTTTCCCAAAAATCAACAAACTTTAAGATCATCTGCCATACTTTTAAGCTATATTTGGTAGATCCCCATTCGTTTAACCAGGTTACTTCTTCTCCTTTTAAATAAGCTTCAATAGCAGTATGAACTTGAGTTCCCTCTTCACCTGCTCTTCGCATAATAATATCAGCATTAGTGCCTACCTCTTTTAACCAAGTTTCAAAGAATTTATCTTTTGGGTAGTAAGATAGTACCGTAGTTACTGAAGGGTAAAATAATCCTTCTTTCCTTTGATAGAATCTAGAGTCTTGGAGAGTGATTTGTCGGGCAGTTGAATCCGGATGTATTAATCTCTTAACTCGTTTGCTGTTTACGTTTTCGTTTTTTTCTATCATAATTGAAATTTTTTCTCCATCAACGTTCTGAATGATAATGGAGTGCTTTTATGTAATAATTTAGTAAAGTTGGTGAAACCTAGCTCGGATGGATCTTTTTGATCTAAGTCTACTAGGAACACCTCTTTTCCGTGGTTTAGTAAGGTCTCACAATAGTTAATTGCCTGTTTTAATGCGTCATTATCTAATGCAATAAAAACCTGTTTAACATTAGAAGATACAATCTTCTTCATAAGCTTTTCGGGTAATATCTTTCCTAGTAGTGGAATTGCATTACGTTTGATTGCCATTGCATCAAAAGTACCCTCACATAGTACAATTGGACTATCCCAGTTAATGGTCAATTCGAATGGAACAATGTTTTTGGATGCTTGAGGATTCTTATATTTTATATCACCGGGACCGAAGTTCCTACCTACAAAATAATTTAGAGTACCGTTCTCATCGTAACTTGGAATAATAATCATATCCTTATAACGACCAGACTCACAATAACCTAAATTATATCTTTTAATATCGGTTGAATTAATTCCTCTTTCCTTTAAGTAACGTAATGCCTGACGTACAGTAACTTCTGAAGTACTAGCATCATGTAGAGGTTTATATTCTTTAGGTAGAGCTAGAGCTTCTACTTTAACTCCATGCTCTTCTTGAAAGGAGATCTTAACGTAGTTCTTTAATTCTTGTAATTTGTGATCAGGAGCAGATACAGCCTTAAAAAGACTAACGAGTTTCTTTCCTTTTTTATTACATACCCAGCAATGCCAGTGGTGTATGCCTTCCTCGTTTTCTTTAAAGTTAATCTCTAATTTTGGCTTGTAATGATTGCAGAATGGACAGCTATAGGAGAAGTTATCTCCTGATGTCGGCTTACCTGCTCCGATTACGCTATTTACTAGACTTACTAGTAGATGATTTACCATTAATCAAATATACGATCTTAACCGGGTAAAAGCAAGTCTTTTCGAAAAATTCTGGACATAATGTTGTCGTTGTATGAATTTGTTTCAAGTACGTCATATTTGCATTGATAGGCGATTTCATAATAAGTTAATTGTTTTTTAGAGAAACACAACTTTAAAATCTCTCTTTTAAATTTATCTTCGCCAATCTCCTTAACTTCAACAAGTAGAGGTTTACATGAACCCCAGTACTCCCTCCAATTAGATTCCTTACTTACTTTCTTTTTAGTAGGCTTTCTTCCAGGACCAGACTGCTCAGAAATTTCTTTCTTTGTTAATTTTTTAGTTAGAGTGTTAGTGAACACCTTTCTACCAATGTAAAACTTACCAGTCTCGATATTTGTTATTCTATAAACAAATCCGACTGCTTTTTCGTCAAATTGATATTCTCCTGTAACTTCTTTATTTTCGTGAAACCAATTGGGCATATTTTTATCTATCGATGTTTATTATAATACTTGTATCTGTTACGTTATTGCTCGGTAAGGGTTTTGCTAATTTTGCAACTGCGATTAAGTCTTGAGCTTCATTGTATAATCCTACTGTTGTAACGTATGGATTAAAATAAGATCCTGTTACAAAATCGTAGACTGTTCCTTCTGTTGATCCTAGTATTAGGGAGGGGTTTAGAGAGAAGTTAAATTCTGAAGGATCAAAAGTACATTTGTATTGAGTTTCAAATATTGTGAATGAGCTAGAGAATGAACAAGTAACATTGGGTGATGTTATAATGTTTTCGATAAATGCATTTGTACTACTACCGTAACTACTTGTTCCGTATGTAGCAGTACCGTAGGTATCGCCACCTCCAAAATTATCCTTTGTTAATACTACTAATCCGTGCTGATATGTAATATTACCGCAATATTCTCCGTCTAATGAAAAATATAAATTTCCATTTCCGTCATCAGTAATACTTCCGGATTCAGCTGAGATAACAAAAGAGCCTGGTTGAATTATATCTCCGTATAGTTTAGTCGGTATCGAAATTACTCCGATAATCGCATTGGAGGCAGTCGGAAAATAACGTTCATACGTTAAGGTTGTTTCTAAGTAGTTTTCAAATCTACCTGCAGAGTCAGCAGGTCCGACTAATACATCGCCATCTGGATCAGACCCGGGTATAATAAACGGTAGTGATACTGGATCTCCGTAGCTTGAGCTTAAGTAGTTGGAGTAGTATAATTCTTTAGAAGAGTTATAAATAAGCCTCTTATACTCTGTAGCTATTTCCCCTGTCGTGGCTTCGTTTAAACTAAAAAGACCTTGAATGTTTTGTCCTAGAAATCTATCAATGCCGACAGTAGATCCGGTAAGTTCAGCCGCTCCGGTGAACCGGAAGGCTTTATTCACCTCAAATGGAGTGACTATGATGTCGGATGCTAATAGTTGTTTGAATGCAGTCATTCATTTTAGAAGTCAAGCTTAACTCGTACTAAAGCTTCTTTTGTGAAGTCTTTTGTTAGTGGTTTTGATAATTTTGCTACAGCAAGTAGATCGTTAGTATCATTATAGAATCCAACAGTAGTCATGTAGGTCTGTGGAGAGTTAATGAAAGTACTAAAAATAACATCTCCTGTAGATCCTGAAATAAAAGATGGATTCTCTGAATAGTTAAATTCACTGTTTCTAGCTCTAACAAATACGAAATCAGATGTTACTGTTTCTTCACTATTAAGTTGAAAGGAAGCAGCGCCTGAAATAGCTGTAAATAACGTCTGTATATTTAACCCGTCAGAATCGTTAGATCTAGAGGGTGAGAGGTTTATTGATTGTGATAGTGCTAATGGGTTAAGGATGATAGTTGCAATATCTGGTAAGAATAATCCGTACGATCCAGATGAAGGTGAATACCCTGTTCCAGAGTAAGCAGTTCCGTTTGAACCGGAAATAATTTGGTATACCCTTCCGCAATCTAAATAAGTATCAGTTGATACCATTCCAGAGTTATCGGTTAATTTTAGAGTTTGAATGCCAGAACCAGATAGTGTTAAATTAAAAGTTCCTTTTAGTAAATGCTCTTTATATCTTGCTCTATCTATGTTGATTGCCCAGAAATCAGAACCGGTTACTGTTCCGAAGATAAACTCT